GCCGCTCGAACTCCCCGTCCCCGCTGCACGTTTCACAGACCTCGGTCCTCGTGTCCAAGTATCCAACGTCACGATCAGGGCCGTGAGGCCGAGCGAACTCAACCTCAACAGTGCAGTACCCATGACAATCAGGACATGGCACCATAATCGGCGTCTCTTGCAACTCCATTAACAACTCTTTCATCTTACCCATCACCAATTCTCCCCGAATACCTTGCGGAATATCTCGTCCAACATATCTTCCATCTCACGATCAGACATCACGCAACTCCTTCAATACTGCCTTGACCATCACACGATGCGCATTCGCATCCTCGATATCCTCAAACGATGGCGTCCCCGCCGTCACAAAGTTGATGTTGTCAACCTCCATGGTCGAACACCAATACTCCAAGTCTCCAAGATAATTCTCCAACAGACCCTCGATGTCTTGCTTCAATCCTTCACGCATCTTCCGCCTCCTCAATAAACGCGAACCCGCCGCCGTTGCCCTCTTCGTCCATCGACAAAGACATCTCAACAGTCTGTCCGCCCAACCGCAACGTAAACACAGGGAACGGCTCCAACGCATCCTCGTCCTCGACAAACCGAAACCCAATGATCTTCGCTCCAACCAACTGGCTGTAATACTTCTGCATATCCATCATTCTTCCTCCTCCAATCTCAACTCACGCGCCTTGTCCTCCAAAACTTGCGCAATATCTTGCGCAAACTCATCAGACAAAAGCTCCAATCGAAACATCTTGGCCCAATGCTCGAGTGATTGTATAAACAACGCCCTATCCATTACGCGTCCTCCTCTTCTTCGATCTCAGGCTCCCAACACTTGTCCTCGCCATTTACATAACGGCCCTCGAACATCATGCCCTCGTCCTGATAGTCAGCGTCAACGCTGATACCCATCTCATGCAGCTTGTCCCAAACAGGAACAGGCGGAGACCACGCAGTCCAACAATTAAACGAGAACGAGGCGTTCATGCTGCTCGGCTCTTGGTCCTCGTCATCGTGGATCGTCAACGGCTGCGTGATGTCAACGTCAACAACGTCCCACTTTGTGCCCCAGTTCGTAACTCGCCAGTCATACCAACCCTCGACCTCGTAGCCCATGAGCCTAGTCGCAGGAGCAAGCCATTGCTCAAACGGCATCGGCTTAATCACTTGGCAAAACTCTGGGTCAGCCTTGGTTAGATGATCATACAGTTCTTTGACCAAGAACCTTGGACCGTAAATGTGAACTTGCTGATAACAATGATTAGGCATTCTCAATTACCTCCTCGTCATAATGCTCCGCTATCTCATGATAATCGATCTCACCCAAAGCACAGTTCAATAGGTCCTTGACGAAACCGTTAAAGTTTCCCGCTTCTTGGTCCATCGCTTGATCAACCATATCGTCAACGGTTTGCTCGATGTAATCAGCAGTGATCTCGATCCCCGCTTCTTGGTCCACGGTAAACATGTCGCCCAACCATAGGTTCACGAGCCACGTTTCTTTATTAGTCCAACCATTATATGCCATGATATCCTCCGTATTAGCGTATTAAGTAGTTGTTGAATACTTGTAGACTACACGCAAGTGGCGCAGATAGTCAAGAGATTTTCTTCCGAAGTTTACTATATAGATGCAAATCCTGAGATTTATAAACTGCCTAAAAATATTTTTTTTCGAGCGTTACAACGTAAACCGTGTAAACAACCCCTTATTTATATAGCTCCACCTGTTTACACCTGTTTACAAAACGGCCTTTTTGTTTACACCTGTTTTCGAGATTTATAGGGACTGCTTGTTGTTTGTTTGAGGCCGCTTCGAAAAATGTTTACACTTTGGTTTTTTGATATACGCCTGTTTACGGTGTTGTAAACGAGGTGTTTACACTTGTTCGGTTGAAACGCAAAAGCACTTGTTGTACGTTTGTTGCCATCAAGCGGAGGTTGATATGGCATCCATCAAGCAGAAGATCGAAGAAGAACACGGGCGAATGCTCACTAATCGGCAGATGACTTTTGCACAGCACATTGTCGAGGGCATCTATAGCAATGCGGAGTGCGCTCGAAAGGCAGGGTATGCTCCTGATCTGGCATCCAAGCAAGCATCTGTTCTTTTGAATGGGCGAGATTATCCTCATGTTCTGGAGTATATTCAGGAGCTACGCGAGGAGCGAGAGCGGCGGTACGGCGTGACCCAGATCGGTCAGCTTGAGCGGCTGCACAAACTTTCTCTTGGTGCGGAGGAGGCAGGACAGTTTTCGGCTGCAATCAATGCGGAAAAGATCCGCTCGGCCTTGGGTGGTCTGACCATCGATAGGCGTGAAACAATCAATACAATCGATCAGCTATCGAGGGACGAGATCACGGCCCGACTTGCTGCGCTGCAAAAGCAATACCCACAGGCGTTTCAGATCGAGGCAGATTACAAGGATGTGACCCCAGATGAGCAAGGGACCCGAGGCGAACTTTTGGAACACGATACGGAATACTCTACCGAAGAAGTGGTTCGCGACCCGAATTGAGAACAAGCACGGCGGCGGTGTACCTGATGTACACGTTGTTGCCGATGGTGTACCCTTTTGGATAGAATTGAAAGTAGCCAAAAGTAACGCAGTTTTAGTATCGCCTCATCAAATCGCGTGGCATATGGCATATTATGCCCGAGGCGGGGCGAGTTTTTTCTTGGTAAAGGCCCCCTCTACGGGGTTGGTTTATTCGTTTGGAGGAGAAAAAGGACCCGATTTACTTGAAAAAGGAGTAAATGGGACCGAGGGCCACGGTTATCGGAGCGTGAAGGAGGCGGTTGAGGCCCTGCGGCCCCACGCGGCTCGTATATTGGGCATCGAACCTTGACCATGGCCTGCGGCCCTGCGGCCCCACGCGCGCATTTTTACCCGCGAGGCGACCGAGGAACGAGGGAGCCGAGCACCACTAAACCTGTGCCGACGAAGGAGGCTCAATTTTCTTGCGTGTCGTTACACGCAACGCGACCATGCCCCGAAGGGAATAGCATGGCGCACATTATGATAGTAGTTAAAGAAGGGAGCCGAAGCCCCCTTCAGTTTACCGTGACCACCACTCACCGAGGTCTGGTTCTTTTACATCGACGATTGGTGCTGGCATCAAGATATCCTTCAGTTCACCAACGCTCAGTCCCAACATACCCGCGTACGTTTGGAGTAATAGGTTTGGACTAGCGTCCCAGAACTCGCGGATCTGATCGTCATCCCAAGTGTGCATGTTATCTTCCATCGTTATATTCCTTCCAAGCTAAGTCTCGTTCGATCTTATCCAATAGAAGCAGTACTTCTGGGTGTTTTTTACCGATGATGTCGATGAGTGCCTTTGCGGTCTGAAAGGCTTCGTCTTCAGTCATCCAGATTGGTACTCGTTCCCAGATTATTCCTTCCTTTTCAAGTCTGTCGTTAACTTCTTTCGCGTATTCGATGCTGGCTCGTATAAGCTCGGTGTACATGTTCGCCTCCTATTGGAACAGTGTGTCGTAGTCGTGTGTTGAGAGGAAGTGCCGGAAGTTATTCCCGACACCTAGTTGATACGCTTCCCACTCATCGCGGAACTGTTGAGCGTCGTCGCCCTGTAACCAGAACGACCAACCTGCTTCATACTCTGTGACAGATAGCCCATAGCCACTGTCCATTAGTGTGTATCCACCTATGCGCATAGCTTGTACTCCTTTTCGAATGTATCGAGACATGTGAGTGTAAAGACCTCGTAGTCCCCGAGTTGTGCAACGATCTCTGCTTTGTAGACTAGGTACTGAGCGTAGTTGCGTTGGCTGACGCCCCAGTATCTGTAACCGCAGACCTCGAGCAGACCGTTGATCCGCTCTCGTGTTGTTGTTGTGGCCCAGCCTGCTAGTGTAAAGCAGATGTCGCCATGGTCGTTACGCCATGCGATGCGGTTGTTGTGTAGCCAGACGGTCTGACCATCTGTGTGTGTCCGTGCTGCTTTAGCTGGTAGACCACGATAGAACGCGTTCATTATCTTGGATGTCTCTCTTCTCATCTTCTATATCCTGTCTGAATTGTTGAATTGCTTCTTGTTTAGTGTATCCGATGTATCGGCGG